ATCAGGAAGAAGATTCTTAAATCTTTGCAGAGTTATTCTGATGGAGAACGCACGCATCCCGTGTTTTCTATGAAGCTAAAGGACGAACCCCGTCCTCTTGCCAAAGTCGAAAGCGGATCCACTAGAGTTTTCTCTGCTGCTGAAACTACCAGTGTAATTATTGGTAGGATGTTCTTTGCACCTCTGTATTCTCTCATGGCTGCAGAGGGTGATGCTTTTGGTACTTCTGTAGGCATAAATATGCATAGTGGTGCTGATGATCATGTCAAGGAATTATTAGCATTTTCTAAGTATATTCTCGAGGGAGATTACGGTGCTTTTGATCAATCCATTCCCTTTGAAGTGAGCTGGGCTGCAGCAACTTTGCAGCAGCGCATTTTTAAAAGGTGTGGATATAATGAAAAGGCATTGGAAATCGTAAGAGGAATTCTTTCTGACAATTTGTATCCAGTGTGCGAAATGAATCTAGATCTGTTTTGTGCTCCTGGCTTACAAGTATCAGGCAAATACGGGACGGCAGAAGATAACTCCATGAAAGGAATAATTTTGCTGATGTATGCTTTCTACTCAAATAAGTCCCTCAAGGATTTAAAATTTTTTTGAGTATGTAAGACCTAAAACCTATGGTGATGACTTGCAAGCGGCAGTGCACCATGCGGTTCTTCCTGTGTTCAACAACCAAACATATCAAAGATTTTGCAGAGATGTATACGGGATGAAGTTTACAAGTGCAACAAAAAGTGAGGTTATGGAACACCATTTGTCTATACATGAGTCATCATTCTTAAAGAGAAGATTTGTGTTTCGGAAGGATTTAGATAGATGGGTAGCTCCGTTGAGCATTAATTCCTTGTACAGAATGGTCACGTGGACGTTGCCGTCCACTTCTATTCCGCAGAATATGCAAACCATTGATACAATAAATTCATTATTGTGGGAGTTGGTGTTGCATTTGGAAAAGGCTGATCACGATCGAGTCAGAGAAGAATTTTTGAAGATTCTGGTTGAGCAAGGCGAAGAGGATTTGGAGTATGTGGAAGGGAAACTTCCAGAGTACGAACATATCGTTGAGGATATGTTCGGTGCTCAGTAAATCCTATCGTCGTGGTCGCGACGTTAAAACGACTACTCTGGTAGGGAGTATAAACATACCAATATCTGATCGTTTATCATATGCAATACCAGGCAGAATGTGATAGAATGCAGAGAACTACATAAGTGGAGAGTTATTTAACTCGTTTGTCTATTAAGCCACTTAATCATGAATTTTAGAATTCATGGAGAAAAAATATAATAAATAGAACCTGGGAATATCTTTAGTGTTGGTGTTGACATTAGAGATTTAAGTTGAAACACGCTTCAATTGAAGAATTGAGACTCGAACTGGAGAGTGAGTATAAAGAACTTTCCGAATTAGCTGCAACAGGTATAGCATCAATTGATGCATTAGACTTGAGACAGCTGAGACAAGCGGTATTATTGACATCTAATCCACGTTTGTCAAAGTCTTATAAAGTCCGTGTGAGAGCGTTGTCACGCATGGATGATATTGAGATTACATTAAAGTTTTTGGATGATGTTAAACAGCGTCACTTATTTACTAGTGTTATTTTTACAGAGTCTGGTGTTCTAGGAGAGATGGAGAGTGGGAAAGTCTCCATGCATTTAGTAGACACCAAAGAGAATTTCACTGATGTAGGTGGCGAAGATGCTACTTGGCAAAAAGCTGGAGAGACATTTTCAGATGCAGGTGGTCAAGAAGAGAAATTAGATATTCAAAAATTCTTTGAGCGTCCTGTTCCTATTACTACGTTCCAAGTACCAGTAGCAGGGACAGTTTCGTTAGCTTTATCAGTGTGGGACTTAGTTACATTGAACCCATCTATTAGAG